AATAAAAAGAGACCCTTGGGGGTCTCTTCAGTTGTACATTATATATGTTAGTAATCATCGTCACTTGTTTGTGACTCTACCCACTCAGCATTGTTTCTACAGTATGCATCAGCATCTATTTCCATATGCCAGTGGGTGACGGTATGGAGGGTCTGTATCATAAACATCATACCTAATGTCAGCACAGGTCCTATCCATAAGGGGTGCATAATTATGTCACCTGGTGTTCGTTTCATACTATATCATACACCTTTTTCTTCTGTGCTTCAGGCAACACACGAGTCAGGGTTACATTAAGTAATCCGTTGTTTAGTTTAACGTCAGTAACCTCAACATCATCTGACAGGTTGAATGACTTGTCAAATGAACGTGCTGCTATCCCTCTGAAATTATATTCTCCTTGCTTATCCTCTTGGACTTTAGTGGATTTGATATGAAGTTGATGTCTCTCTGTAGAAACTTCGACATCCTCCTTACTCCATCCTGCTAATGCCATCTCGATCTTCCACTTATCGTCACTCTCTTTGACGATGTTATACGGTGGGTAAGATGTGCTTTGGGGGTTCAATCCAAATGCGTGTAATCTTGTTAGTGTGTCATCTAGTCCGACACTATACTTGTTGATTGCGTCAACAAGAACATCCATATCTTTGGATGCAAAATTTGAGAACCTTGTAAGTCCAGTCATTGTTTTTCTCCTTTAAAAGCGAGGTTTGATTTTGTGGTCCCCGAAGGCAACCACCTATATTTAGCGTTTATAGTACAAATATACAAGTTCGGTTGAAGTAGAAATGTCCGTATTGATACCTAATTTCAAAGCTAAGTTTGGCTAAATAGGGGTGAAAGGTATCGTGGAATTATGAAAAAAGCATCCTTACTTTTCGGTATGGCATTGCTAGGGTTTACATTACCAGCACGTGCAGATTTGACGCATAGATTGACAAGCTCAGTTCAACTACAGGTTGATGCAGGATACACATCAGTATCACGTGCAGGAAATTCTTATAGCACCAGTGGCTCTGGTGTCAGCACAACTATTACACCGTCTGGTGGTAGTGCAGCTAGTGACCTAGGTGGTATCTCTGCTATAAGCACTGCAGGGGTTGCTACTTTTGCATTACCTGATGTAGCACAGACAACTCAAGGAAATTCATATAGTTTCACTCAGAACATAACAACTGGTGACGCTATCGTAACTACTGCTGCTGATGTAGGTGACGTATTAGGTTACAGTAACACAGTTTCTACAGCACCTGGTAGTGCGGGTAGTTTGGCTGGAACCCTTGCTACATCTGGTGCCATTGGTTTAACAGCTGGTGGGGCTGGCACTTCAGCTACGGGACAATTCGTCACAGAAGTCACCATACGTTGATCGGCTATATAAGATGAGACGTATAGGACTCCTACTATTATGTTTCTTTGGTGTACCACTGAGAACCCTTGCGGTGCCTGTGGTCCCGAACTTTCAGCAGGGCTCGATGACGAGTCACACCGAGACTGAAAGTACAATTACGGAGACCATAAATTCTATAGATTATCGTACAGGATGGGAATACTCAGTGACAGGGGTAGGCGTTTCCAACAATGGAGAGGCTTTGAACCCGAACGTGAACACGTCAACCGTGACAATAAATCCCTCAGTGGGATCAGGAGATGGAGCACTAACTGGCTCGGTCACCTCTCAATACGACAACTTGGACTTCAACAATCAAGGAAACTTCACGATAACAACTCCAGGAGAAGCCTTTCAATTTACCCAGAGTTATCAAGGACCAGGTATGACCAACCAGACCCTGATCCAGAGAGTGACCACCATAAAAAGTGTGACAGACACAACCAGCACATTTACCCAGTGATACCAAGGGGTTTCGGGAATGCAAGAAGAATATACAGAACCACAGCCGCTGCTATCCTTGGTAGTTTTACTTTTCTTCCTAGTGGTACTGCTCTCGCTGAAGGTGTTGGTGGTGTAAGTGCTACTGCTAATCCTATAGCCAACTCGTCGGGCTCAGTCACCAACCAGGCAATACAGGTTTTACAAGGTCCGTATATAACTAACACTTATGGTGGTGGTGTACAGTGTCAAGGTAGTACGTTCAACGTGACACCATACGTACAGTTTGCAGATTCAAGGAAAGATCCTTGGGAAGATTTTTATAACGAACCACAATATAATATGACTGACCTGACAGGTAAGACTACCAAACAGACAGTCACAGTTAAAAACTATCCTTGGGAGTCTTGGTATGACACAAGGACAAAGGCAGATGGAACTAGATGGTTCCCAGATGGTGAAGATATGCAGATAGAAATGGATATAGATGGTCCAGATGGTGTACCTGATGTAGTATCCAATGGCAGTATGGATCCTACGTGGTACAAACCAATAAGAACTGATATGAGAGCCAATCAAAGTCTTAACCTTGGTGTATCTGCAACACTATCAATACCACTGAACCGTAAGCTAGTTAAGCAATGCCACGAGGCTGCACAAGCACAGATTGCTATGCAGAATCAGTTAGTATCTAATAAGCGTTTAGACTTTGAATTAGCTCGTCTTAAAAATTGTGGTGAACTCAAAAAGAACGGCATATTTTTCCATCCAGCATCACCTTATCACGCAGTATGTGCTGACGTAGTTGTTACAGCAGCAGGTGGACAAGTAATTCCACACACACATAACATAAGTAGACCTACTTTTGAGGAACCTACTTCTTCTTCTGAGCCTTCTTCTTCAGAGGAAGTAACCCCTTCTTCTTCCGATACTCATCTGCAAGAACCTCAGAACGAGAAGGACGATAAGTTGTCTTTCCTAGGATTGAATTTACCTTGGTTACAACCTTCTTCACAGCAGGTTTCACCACCCTCAGCAGCAAGTCAGCTAGGGGTTTGGCAAGTAGGGCACTCGATGCAGCCACAGATGCTATCACCGCAGTCGTCGTCACAATCTGAGGACTAGGTAGATACGCTTCTGCCATACCAATATCCTCATATAAAGTTACACATATTTTTTCACCATCAGGGTTCTTAGGATCCCTCTGCAATTCAAATCCACTGACCTTCTCTTTCTGGCTCTGTGCTACATCACCTATACGTGGTGCTGTCGGACCTGGACAGGGAGGGTCTCCGTCTTGTTCAGGGGTACCAGGTGGTTCAGGTGTGTCTGGTGGATCAGGTGTATCGACTTCTGTATTAACACCTTCTGGTTCATCATCACTTTCTACTGTAATAGTTTGCCAACTTAATGATCTAGCATCATAGTTAGGTGGTTCATAATATGGCATACCTGCATCACATAATACCGTATTTCCTTTAGGGTCATCATTGACCAACATCTTATTATTATTTCCTTTCGTATTCTCCTTGTGTACTTTGACACAACCAGGCATATCAACTACAGGAGTACCAACCACTGTAGTAACTGGAAGTACTAATCCCTGAACAGCAGGTGTATCATTCATCCACGATCTATCTGCAATATAATTTGTCCCTATAGGTCGTACAAAAGGTGTACGTATCCTTAAAAGATTAATCCCCGTACCATTGACAGTTATGTCATTGATACGAGGACCATTAATGGTTACGTTTGGTACGTTAATGTTACCCACGAGTTTCTTCTATTGCTTCTTTGATTACAGTCTTTAACTGTCTTAGTTTCTTCTTACCAAGACCTGCTCTTGTATCTATCTTAACCTTTAACCAATACACAAAGGCAAGTACAAGTATAAACTGAATACCTTCTGACCAAGATAGGTTCCACGCTTCATTTAAGTCAAGCGATGCTGCTGCTAATAAATTAATCATTTTTGAGGAATTTGATTTTTATAATTTTGTGGGGTTGGTAGACCTTTGACATTACCAGTGGTCTCTGGCCAACTATCCCAGATTGCTTTCTGGACTTCTTCCCTGATTATCAAACGGAGTTCTGATTCCTGTGCCTTAGCACGTTTCTCAGGACCACCAGTTTGTTGGTCGATGATGTGTCCACCACCGACAAACGTACCAGTTCCGACTACAGCAATTGCTGTACCAGTAGAAGTAATCTTTTGTATATCCATTAGAAAGCAGGAACTGCTTTGGCAGGATCTATTTCCATTGGTGCTTGAGGAGCAGCCATATCAGGAACAGTTCCCTTAAGGGCACCACCACCAATACCACCAAGTGCACCACCACCAAACGATCCTAGTGCTTTCTCAGTCACTGAATTTATGATGGCATCTTTATTAAGATACACGTAACCACCAACACCGACAACGGTAATAGATACAACGCTAGACGCAATAGCGAGTACATTTATAATCTTTTGCATTTTAGTTTTTATAGCAATGGTATTTAGCTTACCACAACTTCACCAATAAGCCAACTGGGTGTGGTCTGTATGAGAGAGTCAACTGCTCTAATGACGTGGAGAGTATCTTCAACTGCTTCCTCTGGTACCACTAGACAGAATCCTATACCCATATTAAATGTCTTCTTCATCTCTTCCTCTGGTATCTCACCAGCAAGCATAATCTTACTAAAGATATCAGGCATCTTCCAAGAATTATAATCAACTCTTGCTTCTAATCCATCAGGAATACAACGTGGTAAGTTATCTGGTATACCACCACCTGTTATATGTGCCATACCAAGTATGGGAACGTTATCTACGAGTGTCTTAACCAGTTTTGAATAGATCTCAGTTGGTTGTAACAATTCTTTAGGATAGTCTTTATAGTATAACTTTTGTCTCCATAGCATATCATTGATAAGACTATAACCATTACTATGCAGTCCACTACTACCAATACCTATGATCTTATCTCCCTTCTTTATATCTCTACCGTCAATTACATTTGCTTCTTCTACAACACCTGTACAAAACCCTGCTAGATCATAGTCCTTAGCAAACCTACCGTGTTCAGCAGTCTCCCCACCTAATAGTTCTATACCTGCTATCTTACATCCTTCAATTATACCTTGTACTATCTTTTCACAGTTCTCATCTAACTTAGGTGTTGATATGTAATCTAAAAAGTACAATGGATCTGCACCACAGCAGATCACATCATTAACACACATAGCTACCAGATCTATACCAATAGTAGTATAGTCACCTGCTACCTGACATATATTAATCTTTGTACCTACACCATCAGCACCAGAAACCAATAAAGGTTTCTCGTATCCTTCAGGTATCTTGTACATACCATTGAATCCACCTATAGAAGGTGCAGACTCTCTGATCTTGTCAACGAATGCTTTACCTGCTTCGATGTCAACACCAGAGTCTTTGTAATTCATAGTACTTCTTCTTGGCAATTATCATTAAGATCTTCTACCATTGTACCACCTATATCGCTCCCTGCGTCCATTCCTATCATCGTAGCAGCACCAGCAAGTACCCAACCAACAAAAGGAACAGAGGAGAGACTAGGAGCAACAGCAGCACCAACGCTAGCCCCGACAAGCCTTCCCGATTGCTCTCCTCCACCGACCGCCTTGATACAGGCGACAGACTTTTTTCCTTCTTCTCCTGCTGCACCTCCTGAGTTCTTCCCTTGAAGATGCCTTGCACCGTCCATTGTGTACTCTTCAAAGCCTTCATACGTGTTGTTACCCAACCCAAGAAAGCCTGCTTTCTTCTTCACATCCCTTTCCACACGAAGTATCTTAGGATCATTAGACCTATAGTTTATCCTATATCCTTCTTTACTTGCTTCTACAGCATAGGATGTATAAGGACCAACTGGTAGGTTGAGCTGAGGGAGTCTACTACGAGTGGCAAGCATACCAATCATACCTATATGACTCACACCTAGGAGACCTCCTAGGGAAATAATAAACCACTTGTTCATAACTTAAAGTTTGTAATTGTTATCCTCTTTCTTAGGATCTACAGCAATAATTTTTAAAGGAGCTTGTTCGATTACAAGAGTTTGAGTAGGACCACCGTTCTTACCTACACCATTTCCATTACCATTTTGTCCATTCATTTTCATAGTACCATCACCTTTTTTAGATGCAGTTTGAATCCCAAAGCTAGCTAAAACCCCCGTAAAAACCGAGGCTATGAAAGTCGGGTCGATCTTTTGTTGTGGTACTCCTGGGATGGCAACGTAATTTAATGTGAGTATTCCGCCACTCCAAACCAACACGCCAAGGCGAACAAATGTACTAATGATAGCAGCTTGCTCATCCTCATCTGGAAGTATCTTATCTTTGATTTTACCAAAGATACCTTTCTTCTCTTCCTCTGATAGTTCTTCCTTTACTTCTTTTGCCATTTATACCTATGAAGCTATTACTATATAGCTCACTCAGTAGGTTGCTTTTTCTTACCTATATTATACTTTGATTCTAACTTCCATTCACCCTTATCTTTATAAGCTATAACTTTGATTTGGTTAAGTGGTGCTAGTTCACCGAGTTCAGACTCAGTTACAATATCCACTAGACCCCAATCAGATAAGAGTTTAGTAATTCTGTTGCGTCGTTCAATATCATTCGATGTTAGGTTAGCGTGTTTACCATCTAACGCAAACAACTCTTTGAAATGCACGATGTAATACTTGCCTTTCTTATGCAGTATGTGACAGGACTGGAACAACTTCTTTTCTTTACGAGAAGCTACACCTATCCTAGTAAGCGTCTCTCTGACCTTTAAGAAGTCGTCTGGTTGCCTTAAGGAAACCTCGACCATCATATCCACAGACCAAGACACGTCTTGCTCTTCACTCATCTCACTCCTCCAGTATTCAGTTTTGATTTGATCAATTCGATCTGATCTTTAGTCAGAATTCGTAATGCATCCCGAGCTTTGTCATTGTTATAACCAAAGTATTGCTTAATAAGATCAAGGTTCTCTGCCTTATCCTTTTTAAGCCAGGGACTGTAACGACGCTTCTTTCTGAGACTATTTAGATAAAATGAATATTGCATATCCCTGTCAAGATGATGCATCTGATTAATTTCATTTGCATACAAAACTGAATCTATATGACCCGACAAACATTTATTAATAATATAAGATGGATACTTCTGCATCCAGTCAGGACCACGATCCCGAAGATCCTCCTTAGTCCAGTTAACACTGTTGAGGTAATCAGATAGTTTGTAGTTGCTCATTAAAAAGATCTTCTAAAATGGATTTAACACTATAGTTTGTTATTAGCAATTCCTTACGTTTGGACTGATCTACGTTATAAGATCCTGTTGATCTCATAGTATAAGTCAGATCCCACTCTCTCATATTATACTCTTTAAACAACTCTTTAATAGTATCGTTAGAATTATATGTGATCATCCACTTCTTACCAGACGTAGAGCAATCTAATGCAAAGGTATCGTGTGTGAAGTTCCTATGCATCGTACCACCCTTCTCTCCATAAAGGAAGGACTTAATATCATATGGTGGATCCATAAAGACAAAAGCATCCTCAGTGTCCTTAAGTAGATCAGTGTAATCTAAGTTTGTTATCTTCCAGTTCTGAATGATCTTAGAATATGTTGGTAACTTATAGATACCTTGCTTAGAAAAGTTTGAATCAGATGCTTGTGGTGAGAATGATGAGTTCTCTCCTAGTCCTGAGAAGGAACACTTGTTAAGAACATAGAAGTATGCTGCCTGTTCTCTCTCATTAACTGAGGAGATAGTTTCCTTACATCTATTGAATAGATCTCTTGCTTTATCAGGTGTGCTGTGTTTCTGTTTAAGACGTAAGAGATCCTCAGTTAATAAATTAGATCCTTTCTGTACTTGGAACCAGAAGTTATACAAATAATAATACTTGTCATTAACCCACACAGGTACGTGAGGATTCTGTTTTGTAAATTCTAAAGCAACAGATCCACCACCTAAGAATGGTTCACGATACTGTTTGATGTTGAGTGGGAACTGACGAATAAGATACTTCGCTGCCCTAGACTTACCACCAGGATATCTAAGTGGTGTCTTATATGATTTTAGTTGTGTCAAAATAAATCCCTCATAGTTTCAGGTTCAACTGGATGAGTCTGATATACAAGACTGTATCTCATAGGAGCATCCCTTAAAGGTGGACGTGCACCGTGCCATAGCTCACTAGTAAATTTTACCATCCTTCCGAACTTTGGCACAATACTCTTAACAATCTCTCCATCTTCTAGGAAGATTGTTTCTCCTCCCATACCTGCGTGCCAGTCAGGATTACAATAGATCATATACGTGATGCCCTGTGAACTATGTGAATCCGTGTGTGGTTTAGGACAGTCCATATATGTGAATGCATTGTATAAGCATCTACGTACTTTAGGATTACCAATTAATTTTAACCACTTCTCTGCAATAGGTTCAAACTCACGATACTCCAAATCAAATACTCTACCAAGACTAGGTACCTTATTACCAAAGGCATCACCTAATTTTTCCCATTGGGTATATGCTTCGAAGTACTGATACAGTTCCCATACATCAGTGAACTCAAATAGATCGTCAGTATACTCAATCATAATGCCATCTGTGGTCCGTGTCCATAACCAATGTCTTCTTCACCGTGTCCTCTTCTTCTTAACTCATCATCTTGTACCAACTTACAGTTAATCATATTCTGTCCATATGGTCCTTGATTAATAGGACCAGTTGGAAATGCATTGAATGAAATATTTGCACGTGGGAAGTCAGCAAAATGTGGTGCTGTAAAATGTACTAACCAACTTGGAAATATTACTAGGGTACCTGGTTTATATACAGGTGCTTCTACAGCGTTCTCATATACTGCTGAGATTATTTCTAACTGATTATATGATCTTGCGTGCACAGGGTCTTGGAAGAGCGTAGGATACCCATCTGTGAGGCAGTAGGTGCCACTGTAGTATGACATAGGATGTCTGTGTGGTTGATGGCATCCACCACTGTTAGGGAGCGATACAACCCCCCAAGCAAGACTGATCTCAAACTTACCCCACATTTCAAACTGTTGATCTTTCTTAACTTCATCTAAACATTGATCAATCCATTTAAAAGTATTTTTAAATTGTGGTAAGCAATGTAAATTGCCTTGTGTAGTCTGTACAAGATTAGGTAAATTAAAAGCTCCTCTCTCAATCGGATCTAAAGCGTCAAGAGTTTCTTCTACTAACTCAGGACTACTCTCAAATGTAAAGAGTTCTACAGGAAAGATGGGATGCTTTTTCATTTCCTCCAAACACACATTGAATCGTATACACTCATATGTTGAGTGATATTATTTTGTTCTCTAAATTCTGCTACTGCTCTCTGAATAAGATGTGATTTATAATCGTGACCACATAACAATCCACCATATTTAATCTTAGGATACCAATCATTTAATTCTTTAAGTGCTTGTTCATATGTCATCCAAGCATCCATAAAAATAAAATCAAAATGTTCGTCAGGAAATGTGATAGCTAAATCCTCTATGTTACCTTTGATAATTGTTGATCTATCTTCTTCACCAGAGAATCTAATATGATGATGTGCCATAAATTCAAAGATCTCCATCTCTGCAAGATCAGTAGAGTTGGAAGGACCAGGTTCATTATCTTCTCTTAAGTAATCTGTATAAGGTTCCCAGTTATCAATACCAGTAAGGTGTTTAATATTAGGACAAGCTTGTAACAAAGTACAAAAACTTTGTGCACGATCTACCCCTAGTTCGAGACCAATAAGATTATCACCGTGCATACCAATAAGATGCACAACAGATCGTACATCCGTAAGAGAGTTTTTAAAGTCATAGTTCATTTAAACTGACACCTCATCATAAGTTCTGTCATACAAGCAACTAAATTAATCTCTTGATCTGCTACGAATGCTGCCTTGTATTGGTACTCACCAATAACAAGAACTGCTTCAGGAATAGATTGAGATTGCAAATAATTATATAACGAATCATATAACTTTCTCATAATCTGAGTTGGTTCACTATCTAGGTTCTGAACCACCCATTTTTTCATATTGGTAAACTCTTTGTTCTTAAGATATCCTACAAGATCTTGCAACTTAGTATCTGTTACAGCAGCAAGTACACCTGTATCGATCTTACCAATAGAACTATATCTCTGTAACTCATTAAGAGTTCTTCTAAAGTCAGGGAAATACTTCTGAACTAATGCTACTAATACTTTTGGTTCTGCTTCTACCTTCTGCTCTGTAAGGATATCTTGGATCCTCTTAAAGAACTGAGCAGCAAGTACCTGCTTCTCCTTACCATTGATACTAAAGTCTACAACTGAACAACGTGAATGTAATGGTTCAATTATTCTGTTCTTGTAATTGCACGTAAATATGAACCTACAGTTCGAGGAGAATTCCTCGATAGTAGCTCGTAACAATAACTGTACGTCATTTGTGGTGTTGTCTGCTTCATCGATGATGATGATCTTGGCACCACCCACGAGGGAAACAGTTGATGCAAAGTTTTTCGCTTGGTTTCTAACTGTGTCGAGGAATCTTCCTTCATCTGATCCGTTGATGACATAATAATCTGCTCCTAATTCTTCACACAATGCCTTAGCAACTGTGGTCTTACCTATACCTGGTGGACCTGACAATAATAGATTTGGAATCTTTTTGTTTGCTACAAATTTCTGTAGAACTGTTTTGATGTTATCAGGAAGAATACAATCCTCGATCTTACGAGGACGGTACTGTTCACACCATAGAAAATCAGACATAGATCGACTCAGGGGATTGCATAATATTAAATGAGAATATAATTCTATCCTCTGCAGCAGCGTGTGGCAACGACTGATGCATACATTGTGATGGGAAGAAGATTATATCACCCTCTTCACATTTTGGAATCTTCTCGTCAATAAATCCAGACCAAGGATCTGGAAATGGTGAGAAGAAACAAGTTGGTTTATGTGCTCTACCCAACTGTGCATAGAACACTGCTGAGTAACCTATAACACCGTGTGTATGTACAGGATGCATTTGGTTAGCACTATATCTCTGACACCAAGAACTCAATACCTGTGAACCAGGATTCTCTTGAGCAAAGAATTCTAATGGTCCTCTAAGAACTTCCATTAGATCCATATGATATGGAGGTTGCTCACCTCTAGTGAAGTACCTATGGAAATCACTATAGAAATGTTCTAGGTTACAGTCAGGATCATCCCAGTTAATCGAAGATAAAAAATCCCTCTTAACATTTTGCCAGTCAGGTACGTGACATATAAGACACGGTAGTCTGAACAAATCTGCTTGGAGGGATACAAATGTTGGGATCATTTTGTGTCAGGTTCAAGAGCAATATAATACTCTACATTATTTGCTGCTGATACAAAGTGACTAACTTTATTCTTAGCAACACTAACTGCATAATCACCTGGTAGAATCTTAAGATTCTCTACCTTAAAACAATAACAGAAGTCTTCACTACTTGTGTTCTTACCAACTGGAACTGAATATGTATTTGATGTCTCGTTCTTCTTGTCACATACTTGCAATCTAATGTCCTCACCTTTATTAAACAAACATAAATCAGGTACCTGATATACACTTGCTGCTCTTATAAGATCCTGTAATGTATCAGTCTTAAGACTAAACTGAACATCTACATCTGGCATCTGTATACCCTTGTTAGGTACTGATTGTATTACAGAAGGGTCAGAATAGTAGAACGTTCCTCTTGAGTTAGAGGCTTCGTCTGTTGTGATAAGTTTCGAAGTGTTTGAGAAGTCGAAGACTGGACTCTCAAAGAGTGAGAGAGTAGATAGGAAATTACCGAGGTCATAAATGGCAATTTCTTGAGGGAAGTTCTCGCTGACAATAGCAGAAGCAAAGATGTTTTTGTTGACAGATAATGTCCTGATGCTGTTGCCAGGATCGATAACAATCGACTTGTTGATCGTGGCAAAGTTCTTAAGGAGGTTCTGAGTTTTTTTACTGAGTTTGACAAGGGACATAATGTAGTTAGAGGATCATTTATCATAGTCTACAGCAAATGCTGTAGTACTATTGGAATTAATTTGGTTTGCTTTCTCACGCTTATCATTAAAGTGGAGTAGCAAGATACCGTAGTGAATAATCTTAATTATATCACGACGTGCTGTACCTTTTCTATCATAGCGTGAAGCATACTTAAGGACATTACTCCTACAGAATGCTTCTGCGTCACCTACTGAATCTATGAGGTCAAGAGTCTGTACGTTGCCGACTGAATAATGACCTCTGTAAGTGTTTGCAATGTACTCAGAGATCTCTTTGAGATACTCTTCCTCATTGTACTTTCGGTTCATACTGAATAACCATACTGTTCTTTAAGTATCTTCTTATAGGGTAAACCCAGATCTCTGAGTTCAATAACAAGTTTTAACTTGTTGTGAAGAGCAGTATCGCCACCCAGTTTCAGGGCAGCGACTACTGTTTTCAATTCTCGGTCGTCTAGTGGAAGATCCATTTGAATTAAGTATACGTCAGTTTGGTTGATCGGTCAAGTCATTATCTGAGATATTAAATTCAGCATCGATCTTGTCATATAATTCCAAGAATGCTTGCTTAGTCTCATCATCAAATCTGTTGATGCTGAACTGGATAGCATCTTCTTTAGAACCGAAGATCTCAAATGCCTTAACGATGTGAACCAACCTACGAGTGGAGATCACCTCATCAATTCCTCCATCAGCGAAGGTCTTACGGATGATCTGTGCCCAGTCAGCAAGACGTGCACAGAAGTCTGAATCAGCACATTGCTTGTTCAGGATTTTAACTTCTATCGCTGGTGATGGATACTCTTGCTCAAGAGTAATAGCGAATCTCTCAAGGAACGCTTCGTTGAGCACGTTAGTCCCGATGAATCTACCATCGTCAGAACCCTTACCCTTAGTATTCGCTGTCGCAATAACATTGAACCCATCAGCAGGTCTTACGTACTTGCCGATTTTCTTTAGGAAGACTCCTTTACCTTCAAGGATTGACTGTAAGCATAGAATCTTATTAGATGCTAGATCAATCTCGTCTAGAAGGAGGATAGCTCCCCTTTCCAGTGCTTCGATAACTGGTCCATTATGCCATACAGTGCTACCATTATTAAGACGGAACCCACCAATAAGGTCATCTTCGTCTGTTTCAACAGTAATGTTAACTCTAATCAACTCTCTATTTAGACTTGACGCTGCTTGCTCCACACCAAATGTTTTACCGTTACCAGATAGACCAGTGATGAAAGTAGGATAGAACTTCTTACTCTTGATAATCTTCTTAACAGAGTTAAAGTTTCCGAATGGAACATATAGTTCATCCTTAGAAGGTACTAGAGATGCCTTTGGATCTGACTTAACGATTTGCTTTTCAAAAACCTCACGTGCTTCTTCTATGGTTAGGTTCCACTTACCTATGGACTTCTTGTACTGCTTAAGTCTCTTTTTGATTGTTGCGTATGAGCACTTGAACTCGTCTGCTGCTTTCAATAATTCTTGTGTAGAAACTTCAGTCCCGAAGTTGTTTGTAAGGTACTCAACAACTCCTTCAGTTGTTACAGGGATTTCAGTTTGGAATGCCATAATGTGTTGTCCGTATTTGTTTTGTATGTACTAAGTATAGTGTAAAAAAGGGGTCTTGCGACCCCTTAGTAGACACTTATCCAACTGTCTCAGCGAATGATGCGAGCATCTTTTTATTGGATGCTTTGTTCTTGAACATCTTCTTGAACGCTGCACCAACTTGTGCCTTTGTTGCATCTTCCTTAAGATCATCTAGTGGATTGTCATCTACTAATGCAGTTGTTGGCATAACAAATAACTTGTCATAAGGTGACTCAGTTACTTCATAGAACTTCTGCTTTCTGAATCTCTTGATCGCTTCCTCGCTGAACTCATTAATGAATCCCATATACTGAATCATTCTGAAGTATCCACTAGTGTCACGTGGTGTGATTAGACGGAACCCTAGCATTTGTACTTGTCTGAATGAATCCTTAAGGTTCTGGATGAATACATTTGTCTGCTCTAGAGGGTTATCCTTACGAGCATATACTCTTCCAGTCTTACGATCTCTTAACTGGCAACGTCCGTTGAATGAGTTACGGAATAGGTTCTCACCCATTATTGCTGATCTCTTGCAGTTGTAAGAAGGTTGTGCTGCTTCACCGTCAGTTAGGATTGATAGAGATATTTTCTCTGCACCAGTTTGCTTGATGAACTGTGGAAGTACTGAGTGCATTGCTGCAATTGCTTCCATCAATGGTGTACCTGATAGACCTAAGATTGCAGGACATCCCATAGAGTATACACGAGACCAAGTTTTTGGTTGAGTGCTGTTAACACCAGCATTTCTCCAGAGTGCTAAAGCAGATCTATCTCTCTCTTTCTTGTTTCCTTCTGAAGTAAGCATTTCAAGTAGACCGAATCCTTGATTGAAAGAGATCTTACCCAACTTCTCTTCGAACTTATCTACTGTTCTATCATAGTAGTTGGCAGAATAGATGCTATTGCTGAATGCATATACTCTATAAGGGATACCAACTTTCTGGCAGAACCAAGTTAGTTGAAGAACTTGCTTTACTGTATCGAATAAGCAATTGCTCATTGAACCAGACCAGTCTAGTAAGAAGACCATAGCGTGATTCTTTCCTTCAGGTAAGTTAGTTACCTTCTTAAAGAGATCCTCATTGTACTTGTAAGTGTGTAATCTAGCAGTATCAAGAACACCTGTACGACTTGTAGTAGCACGAGCATAACTAGATGCTGCTTTGCGACACTCAAACTCTTTAACAAGATAGTTAACTTCTTTCTGTGATGACTTAAAGAACTCTCTATAGTCTGACTCACTCTTCTCAAGGTCTGCTTTCTCAACATTGTATCTCCAGAGTTGACTGTCATCACCATCGATAGGCATCTCAACCTTATATCTCTCTTCAGACATCTGAAGTATTTCCTTCCAAGAGATGATTAACTTATCAGGATCAACTTTATCAATCTCAACATACTCAGTCTCGAATCCACCGTGCTTGACATACTCTTTAACTTTGTCTGTAAAGATCTTATCTGTCTGTGCTTCTAATGGATTACCACCTTCTACACCACCTTCAGTTGTAGTAGGTATCTCTGCATCCTGAGTTACATCACCACCCTCTGCTTCAGTATCATCACCATCATCACCTGATTGACCATCAGTATCTGCATCTATTGGTGGTTCCTGTGAGAAAGGATCTTGTGAATCATCACCTAGATCTGGATTTGTACCACCCATCTGAGGCATTTCGAATGCTGAATCTGCTTCCTCTTCTGCTTCTTCCTTCTGCTTCTTCTCATACTCTTCCTTCATAAAGTCGAAGATCTGTTTAGAAACGTTCTCTACATCCTCGAATGTTTCACACTGTCCTACTGCATCTACAAATACTTGCTCTTCGTCTGTGAATGCGATGTACTGGAAGTTACCGATCTTGTACTGTAGGTTGATCTTATCAATTAAAGAGAACTTATCAACGTTTTCTTTTGATTCAAAGAAATCTTGCTCACTTAACTCCTTATAACCTGCGAAGAATGTCTTAGGAAGACCTTGATATCTACGCTTCATTAACTTCTCGATACGAGCATCTTCTACTACATTCAAGAATGACTGAGGAACTTTACCATACTCCCACTCTCTTGGAGTGTATAGAGCGTGTCCTACTTCGTGACTGACGAGCATATCATATACTGCTTCAGTTGCCTGATCCCAGATTGGAAGAGTTAGTACACGTCTCTCCACGTCAAACTGAGCAGTCTCACAATTTCTGTGCTCGATGATTAGATCCTCTGTTGCTAGTAGTTTAGCAAGGGTTCCTTTGACTTCTCTGTTGACTGTCATTTAATTCCTTCGTTTGTATACACATATTATAAGACCCCCGATGGCGGTCGGAGGTCTTTAGTAGACACTTTATCAACTGGTTGCGTCTGTCTCTTGCACTCTTAAGTGCACGTGGTTTTAATTTACGTTTGGGTGGCTTCCCAGAATTGTGTTGCCAGTTTGGAGTTGTCATTTTGCATTGAAGGCTATGGATACTCTAGGAGTATCTATACGATTTTTCTCAGTTTTATGCTCTAACCAAGATGGGAATAAGACGAGAGTCCTTGGTGTAGCAGGGAAGTGGCGACCTTCCTCTGTACCCCATAGGCACATCTTAGAATGAGGATTCGGATTGATGAATACAATCCCTCCCATCTCAGGAACACAGTCCTTATGATAGTATACACCAGATACATTGAAACCAGCGTGGGTGTGTGCAATTTGGAAACTGTCCTTCGGTCCCCTATTCAGCCAAGAGTTCGCTATCGTACAGGTAGGATCTATATGTGCCAATGACTTTTCACAAAATGCTCTCAAGTGGGGTAAGTTATATTTTTGAAACAACTGGAGATCGTTTATTCCAGTATGAGACCCATAGAGGATCTCTTCCTTGGCACCTACACTCAGGTGAGATAGGATGTCTGGATCATCAGGAATTCCATCGATCTCCTCGTCTATTCTCTCGTCACTATGATTAAACACATATAGATGTGTGGGGAAAATTTCCATATCGAATTGAATTAACCTTGCCAAATTAAATCAGGCATTTGCTGTGCACCTGGTCTGTTAACAATCAATAGGATGAAATATCCAACAAACCATATGATGTTGAACAACCAAGCTTGTCTCCAGAAATACTTTCTAACTGACATAGACCTAAGAATCTCAGGTGCTTTATCTTGTGCTCTGAATATCTGCTCAATTATAAATGCAATGATTGTTGCTATCACTAGAGGATAGAATACAAAATTTGCAAAAGACATTATACCAATTAGGAATGTCATCTGGGTCTCGGTAAGTTAGGGAATCTTTGTAGTCTAACACAGTCAGGAATACTCATCATAAAGGAAACCGACCATCTCTCGTCGTTCTCTTCATTCATACGAACCTCGTGGTCTTGGTAACCTGGCCAAAAGTATAGGTCACCTTCACGTGGTATCTGACAATGTGTTGTTGGCCAGTAAGGTCTTATTCTCCAAGTAGTTTCTACTGCGTGTGCAGGATGATAGAGATAAAGATCGCCAGTATTGCCAGGTGGCACCTGTAAATAATAGGTTCCTGCAACATCACACTCTGCGTGGTTGTGACGCATCTGGAACCCACCTTTAGGATTGATGTTAACCCAACAGTGGGTAACCTTAAGTTCTGGATCAAATAGTTCTTGTTTTGATAACAGTAACTCATTAAACTCAGGATACTCTTTATGTATCTGATCATTAGTATGGATGGTGCTATAACCAGTACCATAAAATTTATTCTCTTCAGTACAAAACTCATCACGACGTGCTAATAATTCTTTCCTGAATTGACAGTGATTCTCATATTCATTATTGCTTGTATAAAATGGGATGTCAAACATCTTCAAATACCTTTGAGAACTCATTAACCTTTTCAAACTTGATAGTTCTATCAAACTTGTCTAGGAGTACATCACCCTTATGGGAGATGATAAACATATTAGTATCAGTATATAACTCTTTAAGAATCTTAAGTAATTCTTCTGTTGCTGTATTATCTAGTGAACTATCAAATACTTCATCAAGTATTAATAGATTTGTAATGATAGAGTTCTTTAATTTAGCAACGTGTCTCCAAGTAAAGAGAAGTGATAGGTCAATCTTCTGCTTCTCACCTTCAGAGAAGGATGAGTAAGAGAACTTATCACGATGACGTGACTTAATAACCTCACCAAACTCTTCATTCAAAGTAAAATTAATATAGGTATCCATTGATGTAAGATATCTATTGATCCTCTGATTGATGATAGGAATATACTTAGAAATAATTTTTGCCTTGATACCACCATCCTTTAAAAGATTACTGACTAACTTATAGTCCTGTGCTTCTTTACTGACACCTGAACAAGCAGTCTCCTTATCATTATAATCTTGTTGTAATTTCTCCAGTAGTAACTGTTCCTTATTAAGGTCTGATTCATCAGTTAAATTTTTGATCTGAGATAAAATATCAGTATTCTGTTTCATCAACTTCTGTTCTTCGTTTACTAAACGACGAATTTCAAATTGATATTCAGTTACATTAGAACTATCCTCTCTTAATTTCTCAATCGTTTGAAGTGTCTTCTGTACTTGTTTCTCTAGAGTACCTGCTGCTTCATTTAATTCATCAACCTTTTCGTTTAAAGTTTTAACTTTGACCTGTCTAAATTTCTCTTCAATCTCCTGAGTACATACAGGACAAGATGAATTATCGTCAAAGAATTTAATATCTTTAACAACTCTCTCCTGTCTTCCGTTCAACTTACTCAGTATACCAAAGGTCTTTTTATATTCTTCTTCCTTTGTCTTTAACTTTGTAGTGCTGTTAACGAGTTTGTTAATCTTCTTTTGAAACTCTTCGATCTCTTCTTTTAGAGTCTTCATTCGTTCTTCATTGTTATCAAACCTTTCCTTCTGATGAGCAATTCTCTCATCATTAACGATAGTAAGTTTTGATAATGTCTTCTCCTGTGCTTTGATAGCAGCAGTAGCCATTTCTAGTTCGTGCTTGCAATCACGAAGTATCTCATTGTTATCCTTTACACGCTCCTTCAGGAGCATATTCATATGGGAAAAGATTTGTATGTCCAATAGATCTTCAATAACTTCTCTTCTATGACTAGCACCTAATTGCATAAAGGGAACAAACGTACTACTCCCTAGTATGACCACCTGTGTAAATGACTTAAAGTTTAATTTTAATATACTTTGCTCAAGGTATTTCTGGTAGTCTCTATTAGCAGCATCCTGATCTATCAGAGTATCATTACGATACATCTCAAATACAGCTGGTTTAATTCCACGTACTACCTTATAATCTATTGTACCTACTTTAAATTCTATCTCAACTAAAGTATCTCTCTCGTTGATTGTATTAACTAACTGTGACTTTGTGATCTTCCTGAAAGGTTTGTTAAACAATCCAAAGCACAGAGCATCCAACATAGTAGATTTACCTGCACCGTTAGATCCAATAACAAGAGTGGAACTAGTTTGGGTGAAATTAATCTCAGTGAATTGGTTGCCTGTACTTAAGAAGTTTCTCCAACGAATCTTCTCAAATGTGATCATAATGACAGAGGAGGAATAACAAGATCTTCAGGATTGATAAAAGCGTAGTTGTAGTTGTGAACAGAACAGTTGTCTATAACAATGTCCTCTTCTACTTCAGTCACTTCCAGTGGACGTTTATAGTCAACTGCTTCTAGCATACCATAATAACGCACTGCGTCATCTTTGTCAACAAAAATTTGCACCACTTTATTTCCACCTTTATCAGTGACTGCATATACTCCTCCAGTTGATTTATCCAACAATATGAACATTAAAGATTGAGTGCTTCCGTGTACAACGATTTCAAAATATTCACTACGTTAGTCTTGTCTATAGAATCTTCCAAGTCCTGTACATAATTCTCTAAGATAGTAATCGTATCTTCTGTCTCAAGATTTTCATCCACATCAACCATATCCAATGATAGATCCTCAATGATTTTTAGATCAGCAACATCACTATCTTGAAGTGATTTAATATAGCGATCAAACCATACTTGGTTCTCTCTATTCTGTACGATTACCTTTACATAAGATCCCTTTAACTTAGTGAAGTCAGGTAAGGTTTCATAGTCCTTCTGAACATCATCATAATATAATTTGTTAAAGATTTGATAAGGGTTAAGATGAAATGTTAAGTTAAGTGTATCAGTATTTAGTGTATGGAACCCTCTTCTCTGACCGTAATCATTCCAGTATAATTGGTACGGATTGCCGAGATAGTTGATGTTACCTTGCTTTGACTTCATATGGAAGTGTCCTGAGCAGCATAACTTAAACTTATTATATGGTGATGGATCATCACCGTGCTCCATAAACCTACCTGGTATAGCTTCGAATCCTGTTAGTTCTAGATGTCCAAAGCATACTGGTGCATCTGACTCTTCAACCATCTGATCTATTTGCTTTCTATTATCGTCACAAATCCAAGGCAGCATTAATATTCTAACACCTTCAACTTCAATCTCTTCTGGTTCTGTGTAGATTTTTATATTGTCATACTCACCTAGGAGGTGCTGAGGTGAATTAATTTTAAGTGTGTTCTTATAGTATATGTCGTGATTGCCTATCAACATATGCATCTGGACACCCATCTCTTTGAGAGGATCGAACCACATCTCTCTAGCAGATTCAAGCGACAAAAAATTTATAGCCTTTCTCTTATCAAAGGAATCTCCAAGACACATCACAGTTGTGATCTTGTGTCTCTTGATATATGGTATGACTGTATTGGTATAGAACTCCCTGTACTTCTCTATGAATACTTGATTGTCGTTGCGTACACCAAAGTGCTGATCAGTTATCAGCAGCAGTTTTTTGTTTGATGTCATACTCGATTACAATCTTCTTAGACATTCTACCAGTTGAGTTGGAAGTAGTCAACTGTGTCCACTCACCTTTAAGTAGTTCTTGCATAGTATTCTTATCTAATCCACATAACATTTCAGCATTCTCTACTGCTGCTCTAACAGATCCCAGACCATCAGGATATGTATTCTTTGCAAATCCATTAAGGTCTGTCTTCTTGGCATTCTCTAGTGCCTTATCAATATCAATATGAAATTCACTCATCGTTTAGTAGTGTTGCTACGTGTTCTGTTTATGATAGAGATAAACTTATCTCCTGCAAATGTGCCACCAAGACACACATCAATCTCATCACCGTCTTTCCAATTGACAGTTCCATCCTTCTTGGTATGTTGCATTGCAACTGCAATCTTGTCAATAACTGCTTGGGTTAGTCTCATTTTCTAAAGACCCCCAGTCTTATAAGTGCGTACATAATAATCACCGTCCAAAATAAAGTGTACCACATAGTTAATAGCGAGTGTTCATTTCAATACGTGACTTGATGCCACTAAGTTCTGCATTAGCAGAAGGATCATCTGAATGGAATACTTGATCGAATCCACTCTTCTCTATAATCTTATCCTTTATATCCATCTGTCTTTTCTCTTTAGCAATTCTTCTTAGGAAGGCATAGTATACTATCTGTGTAAAATATGCGAAGGGGTTCTTAGACTTAGCAGGGTCGAAGTTATCTATGTACTGTACACAGTTCTCTACACCGTCTGAGATCATATCCTCCTTGTACATATAGTTGATAAAGTTAGGACGATAAGACAAATGTGTTGCTATCTTTAAAAAGCAATCACCTATGTATTCATCTATCCTAGGTTTCTTTTTGTCCCTAATTTTAGCCAATTCAACCTTGTCACGATAAGCCACTATTGCCTTTAGGAACTTTTGGTTATCGACGTAATGTTGATTTTTGGTATTTTTTCTCGCCACCATAAATGCCATATTTAACAGGTTGTTGCATAACAGAATTATATCAGAAATGGAGTAGCTTGACAAGTTGTGTAAATTTGGTTAGACTCAACACTGTCAGGGTTGGCGGGATAGACTTAGCTATTATCTGTATTAAATAGATCTTCTAATCTTTTACGGGTCTCATCGACTTTACCAATAAGTCCCATACCTAAATCAGGATCGATCTCTTGTGAGGTAGATCTACCTGTTGGATGCCTTAACTTTAATTCAGATTGAATAAAATATTTGTACATTACTATAGCCTCTGTACTTAGAGGAGCAATTGTAAGGATCCTATCTTCAGGTATTATATAAAAATCTTCGGCGGAAAAAACCATCCACTTCTTTAGACCTACAGCTACAGCCCTCTTCCCTTCGGACATAGTATCATTTGCGTGAACCTTTGCAGGATCTTGAATGAATGCCATATGTCCACCTTCTTCATCAGATACTACTATCTTACCAATGATCTCTTCTCCGTTCATAAGCTTGATAGCTCCGAAGAATTCTTCATCAGGTCGAATGTAACTGAGGGATTGACTCATTTCTTGTCTCCTAAATTAATCTCAGTGATGCCGTAGGTGAACTTCTCGTCGTTATAAATTCGGATCCGTTCAGTCAAATGGTTTAGAGTGAAATTTCTAAACTTACCATTACTAATGTCATCAGCAAAATCATAAAGTGTAGCACGTGCCTTTGAATCGTGCTTCCTCAAGGCTCTACCTATTGATTGTAGGTTCCGAACTCTTGATTTAGTTGGTGAGGCAAAGATAACATTATGTAGGTTCTTGATATTGATACCCGTACTAAAGGTACCGTACGAAGCAAGGATGATAGCGTTGTCAGACGCTTCACAGATTTGTCGTACTTCTTCACGTTCATCAGTGGGTACACCACCGTGAATATAAAACAAATGTTTAGATTTGTTATTACTATTTAGCATTTCCCACAAAACGTCTCCGTGCTTCTCGATAAAATTGAATAGTATCAAGGTGTTTCCAGAGATATCCTTTGCCAATCCAGTGATGATTTTATTCCGTTTCCTATTTCCTATTATATAATTTATCTCATCCTGATAGGAATCAAATCCAATGTAATCGTGTTTACATACTAGGATGTTGATCTTTAATTCTGATAAGTACGAAGACTTCTGTAAGTCTGCAGTCCTAATACTTTGTTCTACGGGACCAAATAAACCTTCTAATACTAACTGGTTGCATTGAAGACCGTCGAGAGTACCAGTAAGACCCACGCGATAGTTAGCGTTATGGCACTTAGTAAGAATGGACGTAAGTGATTTTGCTTTGTATAAGTGTGCTTCATCTCCTATTACCGCATCGAAACGTTTAAAGTATGACTTGTCTTCCTTATAGATTGACTGCCACGTACTAATTATAACCTGAGACTTAGTATATTTTTCTTTACCACCATAGATCTGATCTACAGTCCCTTGACAATAGAATCCATATGATTGAAAATCTTTATATAATTGTTCTACTAATGATGTTGTTGGTACTATAATTAAGACTTCTAAGTTCCTTTGTATGTACCATCTCATCAAACAATATATTATTAAACTCTTCCCTGATCCAGTTGGGCTGAGTATAAGCCGTCTATATCGACGAAGTGCTGAGTAAATTGCTTTGAGTTGATAATCTCTTGCCTTGATAGGCATAGCCAGAGATCGAACAAAACGAGCAATTGTCTGCGGTGTAACTTCTGCATCTGTGTCTCCTGGTTTTCCGAACTGTTCGTTATCATCGATGGTGTAATCGTACCCCATCTTTTCCAACCATTCAACCAGGTATCCATATAGTCCCACATACAATTCACCAGTGCCAGGAGAATACAGACGGATCTTACCATCCCATCTCCTGTACCTACGCTGTTGCTGTAGGAACTTTGCTTCAGGAACTTCGAAGGTAAAGTACTCAGACAATTCGTGATGAATATGCTGCTCAGTACCTATCCTAAGATAGACATCATTCTTTTTAACAATGGAAGTCATCAGACTGGGAACTCGTACCGCTTTGCATCAATCGCATTCTTCACTTGGAATCCACGATTGTTTATCATCTTGAGAATGTTCTCAATATAGTTTATACAAGTCTCAAAGTATTTAATTGTTAGTGTCTGCTTTGCTATATCCTCATCACTATCCAAGAAGATATTTAGATCTCCCTTAAGAACCTTAAGGTCAAAATATTCTCCTTTAGTGTTTGGACCTTTGCCATTGTAATATAACCACTTCTGTTTCCTGATTATACCTAGTTCTATTTTCTTCTCTTCAAGAATTAGTTTGTACTTATTATAGTACACGTGATATTTTTGATGAAGTCTCGGTATAACTAGAGACTCATCACCTAAAGCAAGTTCATCAAAGAGACAATCTTTTGCCCAAGACTCTTGGAGTTCATCAAGTAATGCCACCTGTGTGCTCCTCCATAATATCCATAATGTGTTCGAACGACTTGATGTGATCTATATCACTAAGAAGTTTTGCAAGTTGTGAAACCACTAAGGGTTTCTCATTAATAGAAGCGTATTTAAGTGCAGCACGTACGTTGCCACTAGCATCATTAAGATGCTCTTCAGTTTGCTTAGATAACATAATTAATTCAAGTTAGTTTTACGAGTGCCTTCCAGTGATTGTATCTCGTATGATGTATAATCAAATGAAACACTTGCTTGGAAGTATTCCTGGTCAGATAATGTAGCATCAAATTCCAAAGTACTTAGTGCAGTTGGTTTTAAGTCTTTGAAGTTCACATTATATAGTGGTTGGAAATTTGAATTTAAAATTGCTAGAGTACCATCAGCATACCTGAGATCACCTAGAGACTTACCGTAGTTAGTTTTAAGATTCATAGGTTGATTCTCTATGAAGTCTTGTCTCTCTTTAAAGTTATCTGGTACACCCAATGCTCTCATCCAGTTATGAAGTATGAGAAAGTTTTCCATATTTTCATCAACCAAGAAGGTTAGACTAAATTCACCGTAGGATACGGTGCCTTCTAAATTGATACTACGATAGGGAGTTGGTTGATCTACCAAACTAACGGACATTTCTGGTACATTAGCAGACTGTGCAAAGTATGCCACCTTGGGAAACTTTGCCAGCACGAAACGGAAACCACCTGGTGATAAGAAATTCCTATTTGAGATTTGACTAGTGAAAGACATTTACTATATTAGTGGTCAGCTTCGTACCACTATTTAGTCACTGCCAATACTCGTCTAAAACATCAAACACTCTATTAAGAGTTTGGTTAGCACCAACGCATTCCCATTCTCCTTTCTCTCCTATTTCACACTTATAATCCAACTCTCTTTTGAGTTGCATTAATCTATTTGTCATTGCTACTTTGTCTAATCTACCGTTCATTTGTCTGTATGTAATCGATTGAGTTCGGGTGGTCGTGGATATATGGTACGTCTTCTACAGCAATGCTTCGTGCATCATAGGAATCACTTGCGGTCACACAGATTTCCTGATGATTGTGTGAGTTGTCCATATACCCGACATTGTAATGGGTCATTGGCACACTCCGTATTATAGTGCAAATATTTAGGCTATGACATAAAAAAAGAGACCCCGAAGGGTCTCTCTTGTGTGTATATCGAAACTTCGATTTACATTAGGTTGTCAACCAAACTACGTCTGTAGTAGCGGTTTGCATTGGCAGTAAGTGCACCTTCACCTTGAGTAGTACCCTCAGCGAATGGGTTAGCAACTAGACCATATCTGGTCTTAAAGCCAATTTTTGGTTGGAATGTATCCTGACCAACCGCACGAACCATCTGTAGAGGAACGTATGGGCAGTAGAATAAACCAGCATCATATGCAGAACCACCTTTGTAACCTGCGACGTAGAAGTGTCTGTCACTTACGTTTGCAGAGTAAGGGTCAACATAAACCTTGATTCTTCCGTTAAGAGTACCAGCAAGTGTGCTGCTGTTGTCATCAGGAAGTAGATTGCTGTTTCCAGAAAGAGCAGGTGTGTAATCTAGTACACCAGCCATTGATAGTGCAGAAGCAACGTCAGCAGAACATATTAGTATGTTCCCCTTTCCACGACGAGTTTCGTGCCCGATGGCGTTCATATCTCTTTCAATGTTGAAAAGTAAACCTTTGAACTTTTCAACTGACCATCTACCGTTGGAGTCAACGTCTAAGTCGAAGATACCAGCAGTTGCTGTGTTGTTCTGAGAACCAGGTCTTGCAACCTTGTATACAGTACGAACAACTTCTCTGTTGATCTCAGCAAGAACCTCTGTTGAGAGGATGTTTGCTAGTTCTGACTCAGCGTCTAAACCGTGAACGGCTTTGAGGTCTTGAGCTAGTTCTAGTGAGTACTCAGCTTTGAGGGCTCTGGACTTAGCAGTCACAGTAACTTTCTCAATACTGAAGTTCATCTCAGCGAACTGGTTGCCAGCAGCATCACCTAATGCTTCTGACTCGGCAGTAGTCATACCTGTTGAGGTATTGTAAGTACCACTGTCGTTAAGTAATCCTGGGTTAGATCCAGACTGTGCTGTTCTACCTAGATCACTTGCTGCGTTCTCTGCAGAGAACTCTGAATCTGCTTCATTGAAGAATGCTTCAGTTCCAGCAGTACGGTTAGTACCGTAACGTGAACGCATTGCGAAGATAAGTCCAGTAGGACCAGTCATTGGCTGAACACCAGCAATGTCATAAGCAATAAGCTTAGGCATTGACCTTCTGATCAAGCTAATGAGAACAGGATCGAAACCTGCACTTGGACCTGTGGCAGTAGCGGTGGCACTGAAACCTGCAACGGATGAGGTTGATGCTGTGCTAACTGTTGGAGCTGCTTCTGTAAGAACTCCAGCTTCTTCTCTTAAAAATTTTTCTTGGTTTTCGAGCAGGACTGCGGTGACCGCTTTCTTGTAATTGTCCTTGATACTATCAAGTCCATCACAATCAAGTACGGGGTTCCACTTTTCCTGCAACTGTTCAGAATTGAACATTGCTTTTTTTCTCCTTGGAAATAGTAGTTTTAATCAATTAGTCATTTAGGCTTTGAAACGCTTCAGAGCATCTACGTAACGTGACATAGACTCTGTGATTTCGCTGTCCACAACTGGTTGTACGTCTTCTGCAACGGTTTCACTGTCAGCTTTCGCTGGCTTGCTGGAGAAGTACGACTCCTTCAGAGTTTCTACCTTGCTGCGGAATGACTCTTCATCTTCAAACTCAACCCCTTCTGATAAAGATGCTAGCTTCTCCTTTTCGGTAGATGCTAGTCCCTCAGAAACCTCGCTCACAATCCCATTCTTAACGAAACCTGCAACTGTAGAGTTGAGGCTTACATTCTTTTCAATTTGCTCGTTGAGTTTTGCTTCCATTGAATCAAGTTCAGATGCCATCGATTGAAGAACATCTGCCTTTTCTTCGGGAACCTCAATATGGTTCTCGACGAAAACTTTTTTAAGACCGTCTACAACACTCTCAGCGATCTCTGCTTTGAGACCAGTATCAACTGCGAGTTTGTTATTGTCCATCCAACCTTGAACTGCATAGGTTAGATATTCATCGACCTTCTCGGCCAATTCAGTCTTAACAATTTGGATTTCCTCTGTTAAGGACTTGGTGTACTCTTCGTGTACTTTCTCAAGTTCCTCATTGAGGCGAGAGACGACTGCAGCTTCGAAGATTGTTGCTGCTTTAGTCTTGAACTCTTCGGAGAGTTCTTCTCCTTCGGTTAATGCTGCAACATCTTGAGATACATCGATCTCGATTAACTGTTCACCATCAGCATTCTCTGCTTCTACAGACTCAGCCTTCTTGCTGCTTGCAGCAGATGGTTTTGTCTTAGGTGCAGACGCTTGAGTCTGAGTTGGTGTCTTAATCTTGTTGCTCTCATCATCAGGCTTTGAGTTCTGAGGTGTAGGTCCACCGAGAACTTCGACTGATCCGAGTGAAGAACCATCAGCAACGGCACCGTCGAACTTAGCTTCGGTGACCTCTTGGGTTTGTTCTTCAGATGCCTTTACTGTTTCATCCGACATTAGTTTTGTCTCCTTAATAAATTCTTACTGGAATTAATCTAAAAAATATTTATAATCTATAGAGAGTTCATAAGTTTTGCGAATGCGGAAACTTTCATCTCTTCGATTACTTTTGCGTTTGGAGCATTGTCCAAACCTTGCTTAATTGTGCGGAGTTCACGTTCTTTGAGAAGATTATTCTCCCAGACCCACTCCTTTCCTTCCATTATTCCAGACACAAAAGCGTCTGGTGCACTGGGATCTGCCACAATATCAGCAGCAGTGGCAAGCATAAAGTCATCAGCGACAACATTTACACCTTCACTAGTCCTTCTTAGGGATCCAATCCCGCGTGAGGATACCCCTAATTTGACTCCTTCTCCTAAAAGAGACCTAGCAATGTTACCCATAGGGGTCTCAAGGATACGTGCTCTTCCTTTGAAGTTTGTTCCATCTTCTTGCAAAGATGTGATTAGATGAGATACTCTATCTAGGTTAACTGTTGGACCTTCGGGGTGACCGAGTTCTCCAAGTGCTCTACCTGACTTAACGAAGCTTTCGTTGTATTTACCAACTTCTCTTCGGAGAGTAGCCATAGGATACATCCTTCCATTGCGATTTTTAATCTCGCCTTGGAGAAACGTGCCTTCGATATACAGATTTTTCTTACCACTCTTTGTACTCTCTTCAAGTACTTGAATGTCTTCAATCTGTTCCGTTATCAGTTTCATTAGGTGTCTCCTCTGGTGTTACTTCAGTTTCAGGTTCAGAATCTTTTAACCAATCTTTTGCAATCTCTTGTCTTCTCTGATCTAGAGCATCTTGAGAGAGTGCCATCATTGCATCATTAACTTCACCGCTTAAATCCTTTTTATCGGAAAACAGTTTGTCAACAATTTCAGTAGCTGGAATGCTAGGCATAATAAGTCCTCATCAGTATTATTTAGAATTCCCCACGTTTATAGTCCGCAGGTTCTACATTATCTATGCCAATTGGAGCCTCTTCTTCCATCCCTTCGCCTTCCATAGCTGCAGGATCTTCGATAGGCATACCAGTGGCAGGGTCAATCGTTGCGGGATCTGGTAAGACACCCTTCTCGATTTCATCCTCAATCTGTTCGTCAATCTCATTGATCTCTGCGTCAGTATGTCTAAGAATATGACGACGGATATATTCAAGTGAGAAGTAACGGCCAGCAAATGGATCCATTGCAGTGACTAGGTTTAGACGCTCAGTAAGCATCTCTTTCTCCTTCAGTTCAGCGAAGTAGTTGTCAGCAATGAAGTTGTACTGGATGTGCTCTGACATATCATCCCAGTCCTCAAGACTGATGATACCTTTCAGAACTAATTGTGTCTTAAGTAGGTCGTGGAAGAGTGAACTAAACTTCTTACGTAACCTAGTGACAAACTTTTGGAATTTAATTTCGTCTCGTGTGATCTCAGCAGCACGACCTAAATTAAATGTTGA